AATTCGAGCCAACGCCCAAGCCGAAATCGAAAAAGCCCGCGAAGAATCGAAGGCCGAACTTGAGAAAATCAAGAAGGAAAACCATTCGGCAATGATCCGCGAAACGGCTTCAAAGTTCGCTTCTGAACACTCAACGGTTCCAACCCTTTTTGCGGATGCCTTTGCAAAGCGTTTAACAGTCGAAGAAGTTGAAGGAACCCCGGTCATCCGGGTTCTTGGTGAAGATGGCAAAGCTTCGGCTTTATCTTTGGATCAACTTCAAAAAGATTTCCTTGCCAAAGAAGAATTCAAGCCCATTATTAAAGCATCGAACGCTTCGGGTGGCGGTGCCAATCCGGGCCAAGGTGGTAAACCGGGCAGTGCCCAAAAGACTATCACGAAGGATCAACTTGATTCCATGTCCCAAGATGAACGTCACAGTTTCTTTGTGAGGGATGGCGGCAAGGTTGAGGGTTAAATCTTCGTCAAACTCCACAAAACACCATGGCAAACACAGTCACACTTACCAATCTTGCGCCGGAAATTTACAAAGCTGCTGACATCGTAGCTCGTGAATTGATCGGCTTTCTTCGTGCTGTCATGCTCAACGTTGCCCCGGAAGAAGGCGTTAATGCTGCTTCTTTTGGTGACAAAATTAAGAGTATGCGAACCCCGGAAACTACGCTTTCCACTTCGTTCACGCCGGGAATGCAAATTTCGGATGCTTCGGACAAATCCGCAACGTTCGATGAATTTGCACTTTCGCAAATCGCCAAGGATGATCTTCCCTTGATCGGGGAGACTGTTCGCAAGCTGAACCAAGCGGGCCGTCAAGCGGAACAATTTCGCGTTGATACCTTTGCTCAAATGATGCGAAAGGCAACGAACGCTTATGAAGCTTACCTTTTCGGCATCATCTACGCAAACGCTTCTCGCGCCGTTGGCACTGCTGGAATTACGCCGTTTGGATCGAACTTGAATGTTCTCAATGAACTTCGTCAAATCCTTGTGGATAATGGCACGCCAACCGATGACCTTCAGTTCGTTATGAATACCACGGCGGGCGTGAACATGCGGAACTTGACCCAACTGCAAAAAGTCAATGAAGCTGGTTCGCAAGAGATGCTTCGCAACGGTCTTCTTTCGCTGCCGTTGTCTGGTTTTGCGCTTCGTGAATCCGCCGGGATTTCTCAACACGTCAAAGGTGCTGGTGCTGGTTATGATGCAAACGGTGGCGAACCCATTGATGAAACCGCAATTGTCCTTGATGGTGGCACGGTCAACACAACCGGAATCAAAGCGGGTGACATTGTTACCTTTGCCGGTGATAGCAACAAGTATGTTGTGAAAACCGGGCTTACTGCCGTTGCAGGGACTATTGACATTGGCCGTCCGGGACTTCGTGCCGTTCTTGCTGACACAACGGAAATGACAATTGGTGATACTTATACGCCTTCACTTGGTTTCCATCGCCGGGCCGTTGAATTTGCTGCCCGTCCTGCCGATATGGGGGATGATGCAGCGGTTGAAATTCTTCGCGTTGTCGATCCGATTTCCCAAATTCCATTCGAGTTCCGCCGTTATGCGGGTGAAGGCATGAGTAAAATCATGTTCGTCACTTACTACGGCGGGAAGGTCTGGAAAGAAGAATTCGTTGCTTCGCTTCTTGGATAAGACCAAAAAGTTCTTCGTTGACCAAATCATTTCAAACCTTCAGGGTAATTCCTGAAGGTTTTTTTTTAATCTCAACCAACAAAGCAATATGAAAGCAACCATCACCAAATCCGGCTATGTCGCTGGTGGGTATCATGAAAAAGGTGAAGTTCTTGAACTGACTGAACGTCAATTCAACACCGGGGTTCGTCGGGGCCGGGTTGAAGCTGCCGAAGGTGACGAAACCCAAAATGCAAAAACGGCGGTTGGGGATGAAGTCCTTGAAATTCGTGCCAAGCTCGACGCCTTGGGGATCAAGTATCATCCCCGCTCAAAAGCTGACAAACTACGGGAACAACTTGAAGAAGCCCAAGGGCTTTAATCACCATGGCAATCGTTGTTGAAGACGGAACCGGCAAAGCCGATGCTGAAAGCTTCGTAACTGTTGCGGAAGCACAAGCTTTTGCATCGGCACGGAGTTTGACCCTTCCGGCGCCGGAAGCGGATGTTGAAAAGCTTCTTGTAAAAGCTGCTGATTTCATTCTTGGCCTCGAACCTCAATTCAAGGGTTTAAGGTCTGAAGAATACCAACGATTGCCGTTCCCCCGTTACAATGTCACATTGCATGGTTGGCTTGTTAATTCGAATGAAATTCCGGCCCCGTTGAAAGAAGCCCAAATCCGTTTGGCCATCTCGGCAAATACCAATGAGCTCCGCCCCGATGGGACCGGGCGGGAAGTTGTTCGTCAAAAGATCGGGCCAATTGAAACTGAATACAGCAAACAAGGGTCTGGCACAATCAACCCGCAATTCAACCAAGCAATGGACTTTTTAAGGCCACTGTTTAGGTCTGGTGGCAAGTTAACTGTTGATCGTTTGTGACGATGACAACCCGCGAAGAAATCATTTGCATTGAAAAGGTGTTTGAACGCGAAAAATGGTTTCTTTCAGAAAGGTTGGGTCACGATTGCGGGGAAGACATGAGACAATCAACCCAAGAAGATTTTTTGAAACGTCATGGCATTCGATTACAATGAAACGGCAGATGCTGCCCTCACTGCGCTCCAAGAATTTGGGCTTGTGACAACGATCCGCCGTTTTTTGCCAACAAACTTTGACCCAGTTGAAGGCACAAACACGCCATTGACCTACAACCAAACGGCAGCAACTGCCATTGCGCTTCCTTCCTCAGATTCGATTGCAAAGTTTGATGAAGTTTTCAAAGCCAACCTTGCAGCGGGCCGGGCGAAGGTCTTCTTGATTGCTGCCAAAGGTTTGACATTTGAACCGAAGGTTGGTGATTGCATTGTTTGGGAAAACAACCTTTGGGAAATTGGATCGGGTGACGGCAAAGGCGGCTTGATGGCATTGAAGCCTGCCAGGGTTGCCGTGTTGTTCACTGCCGGTTGCATGGAAAGCGGGCGTGATCTTTCGGAAGGGTCTGAAGCATGAAAATGACAGCGATCATGTTCTTGGCCTTTTTGTTACTTGCGTTTGCGGGTGTTGCGCAAGTTTTGCTTATCCTTGGCCACGCTGGCGATTGGCTTGACGACCAAGTTGCAATATTGGCTTACAAATTGAAGGATTGGCGATGAGCTTTTCGGTTGACGTTTCCAAATGGGCAGAAAAAGCCCAAGTTGAAATCGAAGAATTGCGAAAGGCAGTTATCATCGAATTATTTTCATCTGTTATTTTGGATACCCCCGTTGACACCGGAAGGCTTCGGGGCAACTGGCAGATAATGGCAAATAATCCGGCCAAGGGTGAACTTGAAGTTACCGATCCCGAAGGGCGAACCACAATCAAGAAGGTTGAAGATTTTGCCAAGGGTGGCGAACTGGGGCAAGACCAAGTTGTAATCCTCACAAACAACTTACCTTACGCCTACCGGATTGAATACGATGGGTGGAGTCATACCAAAGCCCCGGAAGGTATGGTTCGTAAGAACTTCATCCGGGTTTCAAAGAATTTGAAAAAGCAGCTTGTTTGATGTCTTCCCTCTTAGAAAATTTAGGGTCATTTAATATCTTTGGCCGTTTTGTATAAGGGCACTGCTCCAATGCTTTTTCTTGCGCAGATTTAGGCCAGCTTTCAAAAGGACAAGAACCATAAAATTCAAGTGCTAAATGCGCCAACTCGAAGTCTCCTTTGTTTTCTCCAATTTTTTCTATTAGGTAGTTTAGAAGTTCAGAAATTGCTTTTATTTGTCTTTCAGTCATGCCTAAACAAGAAACAAATTTCTTTGCTGTGTCAACACCTTTCTTGCATTTTTTTCTGAAAAAGTTTTTGATTCTGTAAATGAGCCAATCCGATGCACAAAAAGCCCTTGTTGCTGCTGCACAAAGTTTCTTGACGGCGCAAGGCTTTGCGTCTGATTCGGTCAATTGGGAAAACCAAAATTTTGATCCAGCAGGAAAGCCAAAATGGGCTTCTGTGTTTTATGTCCCCAACCAACCAAACGCAGTTTCAATGGGTCGGCAAGGTCTGGATCGGATTACCGGATTTCTGCAAATTGATTTTAATGTCCCCCAAGGTTCCGGGGATGGGGCATTCCATGCTTTGGTTGATGCTGCCAGACTTGAGTTTTCCGCTGGAAAAGTTTACACACGAAATGGGGTTGCAGTCATCGTAGAATCAACTGGCATTAGTCAAGGGAGAATAATTGACAATTTCTTTCGTAAGTCCCTTACTATTGTTTTTAGGGCAGACTTACAACGTCCCTAAACCACCCAACCGAAAATCGAAATGGCAGATTCAGCACGGCACAACCTATTCTTAGTCCCGGAATCAACTTATGGGGTTGTTCCGGCTTCCAATCCGGCTTTCGTTGACGTTCGTCACACTGGCACAACTTTGGCACTATCCAAAGAAGCTTTCCAGTCTGAAGAACTTCACGAAGACCGCCAAATTCGGGATCAACGTCACGGGGTTCATGCCGTTGGCGGGGATCACAACTTTGAACTTTCATTTGGTTCGTTCGATCAACTTCTTCAAGCGGCACTTGGCGGCACTTGGACAACACGGGCGGCGGCTTACAATGCTTCAACCATTTCGGCGGCGGCTTCCGATAATTCCTTGAATGACTCTGGGGATTCCTTTCCGGCCCTTTCGCCCGGTGACAAGATTCTGATTGCAGGTTTCACCGGGGAAACTGACAACAACGGAACGGCAACGGTTGTTTCCCGAACCACAAGCAAAATTGTCATTTCCGGGATCACACTTGTTGACGATGCCGAAGGCGAATCGGTTACGGTAACACCATTGACCGAAACCTTGAAAGCTGGCACGGCCCGCCGGTCTTTCTCTTTCCTTCGTCACTTCACCGATCTTGAATCCGGGGATAAGCCCTATCACCTTTTCAAAGGTGTTGAAGTCAATGCTTTCAACCTTGCGGTTCCTGCCAACGGGATGATTACCGGTTCGTTCGGTCTGGTTGGTCAAGGTCTGGTTGGCCCGTTGTCTGATATGACAGATTACGGAACACCAACTTACGGTGATCCAACCACAACGAAACCGATGGATTCTTTCACCGGTTCGATCACCGAAGGCGGTTCTTCAATTGCCATTGTAACCGAACTTTCGCTTGCTTTGGCAAACGGTCTTGCCCCCCGCAACATCATCGGCAGCAAGGAAACCATCCAACCCACAATTGGCCGAAGCAACCTTACCGGTTCGATTACGGCTTACTTTGAAAACGCTTCGTTGTTTGAAAAGTTCGTCAATGAAACCGAATCAGCATTGAACTTTGATCTTCCAGACCCGGCGGGCAACTCTTACGAATTTGATTTGCCCCGGATCAAGTACAACGGCGGGCAACCGGATGTTTCCGGCGAAGGTTCGGTTACGCTGAACATGCCAATTCAGGCTTTGCGGGATGCAACCGAAGGAAGCAACCTTGTGATCCGCAAGCATCACGTTTCATAGCAAAATCAATTGGTCGGCTTCTTTCATTGACTGCCAATAAGTAATTTGTTTTCGTGTTTGCCATGTCTAAACAAATGGAAGAATTCTTTACTCGCGATTCAGCAAACGAAGGGATTGATTTTCCGCTTTATCGCCCCGATGGAACCAAGTCCGACCATTCTTTGCGGCTTCGTTCGGTTGACTCCGATGAATATCACCGGGCCAACATCGAAGTAAAACGCAAGTTCCGGATGTTCGAGTTGGAAGCTAAGGGAATTGACGATAAAAAGAAGCGAGAAGATTACCTTGCCGAAAAGCAACGCGAAGTTGAAACTTTCGTCATTGCATCCCTTGTGAAGTCTTGGACTTTTGACAAAGAATGTTCCCGTGACAACATCATTGATTTTTTAACCAACGCCCCGCAAATTGCTCAAGCAATCAACCGGATCACAACTCAACGTGAACTTTTTTTAGCCAAAGGGCAGGACAATTTGAAGAATTCGCAAGAAGCGAATTAGACTTGATCTTGCCCCAAAAGGGTTCCGAATTCCCGGAGAAAGTTCACTTGCTGAAGGTCTATAAACAGACCGGTAAACTCCCAAAGAAACTTGCAGAACAACCAGAATGCCCGGATGAATTAAAATACATTTGGGATTGGTTTTTAGGAATCATTCGGGGCGGTGAATTCACTTGGGCCAACGTTCAGGCTTGGGCAAATCTTCATGCTTTCAGGTTGACCGCTTGGGAATCAAGCTTGCTTTCCAAGCTTCATGGCATTTATTGTGAAATAAATGGAAGACGTTACAAGCCTAGTTCTAAAGGTTGAGTCATCCCAAGTTGGGGCGGCGGCACACCGGCTAGATATTTTTGTTCGTAACGCCGGGCAAGCTGAACGTGCCACGGATCGAACCGTTATGTCCTTCAAACGGATGGTTGCCGGGGCTTTGGCAATTGTTGGGGCGTTGAAAAGCATTAACGCCGTCGTTAGTGTTGCCAGCAATTTAGAGACTGCCCTTTCAGGTGTTGAAGCTGTCACCAATGCTACGGCGGGCGAAATGCGTGATTTGGAAACGGTTGCCCGCCAACTTGGGGCAACAACTCGTTTTTCGGCAACGGAAGCCGCCGAAGGGATGCGGTTCCTTGGTATGGCGGGTTTTGAAACGAATCAAATCATTTCGGCAATGCCCGGCCTTCTTGATCTTGCTGCCGCCGGGCAACTTGAACTTGCCGATGCTGCCGATATTGCTTCAAACATCCTTTCCGGTTTTCGCTTGAATGCTGAAGAATCGGGCCGGGTTGCGGATATCCTTGCAGCAACGGCGGCTTCGGCAAACACAAGCGTTACACAATTAGGGGATGCAATGAGCTATGCCGCCCCGATTGCCGCAAGCCTTAGCATTGGGGTTGAAGAAACGGCGGCAGCAATTGGGGTTCTTTCCGA